CGTCAGGATACCACACTGCTACTAGCTTTGGCAAGACAATAATTGCGAAAACTGCAGATAATGCTATGATACGTCTAGTCCAAGCAAAGTGCTTATCTGTCTTACCGTGTTCACGAGCCTGACTCGCAGCGCCTATCAAGGCTCTCTGTTGTTCAGCCTTCTGTTTATTAGACTGCCCCCAGATAGACATTACTCCCCCCAACACTGTTGAGAAGAGCATAGTGATAAGTTCTAGGGGTAATCCGAACATATTTAACTACTTACAATAAGTTTCATAAGATCCTCATCCGTAGCACTCTTGGCTATAGCTATACCTTTATTACCAAGAAACTCTCTAGCCTTTTTTCTAGATGCTGGGCCAAAGTCACCGTCAGCAACTGTTCCTATAATACGTTGTATTGCTTTAACTGTAGTGGGTGCAGCTTCTACAGGTTGGTCTGTAGTCTCACTCTTTCTGTCAAATATGTAAGATTTACCGTCGTACTTTTTATTACTATCTGCATTACCAAACAAGTGATTACCAATAGTTAGAGTACCACGCTTACGACCTTTCATTTTACTTAACCAATTAGGTTTGCTAACCTTTTCATTTACATAGTGTGTTGCACCATCTGTAGGATCTTCATAGCTACCTTTCAAGATATCACTAGCGGCTTTGTATGAATCCTCACTTGCGCGAAGTTTCATCATATCTTTACCTTGTTCACCTTTGGCGTAACCTGTCCAAGAGTTCCAAGGGGAAAACTGCCCCCTTCGTAAAATAACGCCGCGAATACCCTTACCATAACTACCTGAAGCAGCACGGTTGGCAATAGTAGCACCTACTGCAACCTTACCTTCGTAAGATTCCCCTCTAGCCTCTGCCTCAATAGTACGTGCTAATATCTCAAGTTCTGACATCTCATCTGGACTATTGTAAACTTTGTACTCAGGTACTTTAAAACCTACTGGATCTAACCCTTCTGGTCTAGCTTTAGGACGTTTGTTACCTCTAGGGTCAGTCATAATACCTTTAGGCTTCTCTAGCATCTCATTACTACGAGCATCTATACTAGGTGCATCAACAAGCGCTGGGCTGTCTGCCATATCTGGCTGTTTACCTCTAGAGACAGGTGTGACCATAGGCTGAACTACATTCCGAGCTTCCCTAGCGTTATCTCTCATAGTCAGATCAGCACCCTGCATATCAGCACCACTGAACATAGCAGTCCTAGCTGTCTCTGATAGTTGCCCTATAGGGGGTCTAGTTGCTTCCATCAGAGCGCTATTGATAGCTTCATTCATCTGCTCATCTTTGTAGAACATATCCAAGTTATCTAAGTAGTCTTGAATAAGGTTAGACTTTACAGGTGGGGCTTTCTTCATACTCTTCAAGTCATACTGGTCAGCCTGTAGGCGAGCAAAGTCTTGTAGCATTGTTTGGTTTTCATCTTTAGCTTCTACAGGTTTAGGCTCTGTAGGTCTACTAATTATGGACTCTGTAGGTGTAGCCTCTTCTGGCTCTGGAAGAACTTCTTGCAGAAAGCTTAGGGCATCAAAGGAAAATTGTACTTCGCTCATTATGTTATCCTTAATTATTTCTTCCAGCCAAGTAACCTTCGATAGCGGCACCGCCAAAGTTACCAAGAGCACTCCAGAAGCCAGCAGATTTAGAAGCACTTGCTGCCTGTTTAGCATCATCTGATGATAGTTGAGCAATAGCAAGCTGGGTTGCTCTATCGGCATCATTGTTAGCAGACTGCCAAGCATAGCTCATCATATCCCTAGTCTCTTGCATCATAGCACTAAATGCTAGTGCTGTCATATTAGTTGCCGCCGCTGCATCCGCACGATTAGCTTCATTGGTTGCTGCAGTATCTATAGTGGCAACTGTTTGATACCACGCCGCATTAGCTTGCTCAATTATAAGTTGGTTACCAGCATTAAATCTTTCACGCTCATCTACCATCTTCTTATTGAACTGCTCAATAGCGTTTGTTTCACCAGCATTAAATCTATTCTGAGCATTAGCTTGTTCAGAGTTAAACATACTAAGTGATGCACTCAGATTATCATAGAACTGGTCAACCTGTATCTGATTAGATGCGTTAAACTGTTTAGCCGCATTCTCAGCTGCTTGATCAGACAACAAAGCATTAGCACGTTGTTGAGCCTTAAACACATTAGTCTGTTGTTCATTCTCTAAGTTCTGCATATCCATCTGTAGGAATGCATTAGCTTGCTGTATAGCCGCCTGTTGACGGTTGTTTAAATTAGCTGTGTCCATCTGAGTCATTGCTGCAGCATCAGACAGTACCTTAGCATTAGCTGCATCTAGGTTAGCTAGATCTACTGACTGAGCTAGACGGGCATTCTCTAAAGCAATCTGTTGCTCTGCAGTGAAGTTAATATTAGCTATGTCAGAGATCTTAGCTGCATTAGCTACACGAGTCTGAAACTCTTGGTTAAACTCTAGGTTGAGGAACTCAGCACGTTGCTGTGCAGCAAACATAGCAGACTGTTGCTTGTTAGATAAATTCTGTAACTCAAAGCTTGCTGCAGTCTTAGCATCCTGAGATGCAATAGGAATAGCACTTTCCATTGCAGCCTGTACAACAGCCATACCAGCCATACTAGAGGAACTAAGACCCCTAGCCGCTAGTGCCGCTGATGCCGCTCTCATAGCTCCTGCAGCCCAAGCTGGTGGATTCTTCTCTTCAAAGTCTTCCATAAGACCGCTTAACTGGCCTTGGACTGTGGCATCAGAAGAGGGTGCGCCTGTAGCCGCCTCAAAGCTTGTCTCTTCCTTTACACGATCCATATCGACAGAAGATCCTGAGATCATCTCACCGTCTTCTACCTTACGCTTATCGGGAGCTTTAACTGTCTGTGCGGCTGTAATCTGTGCTGCAGTTAAACCTAGTTGAGCTAACTCATCAGGGTTCATAGTCGCAGCTTTAGCTAGAGCCTCGTCACTAGGTAGTCCAGTTGCTGCAGTTAATGAGTCTAAGGTTTTCTGAACCTCATCTGTAACTGTAACGGCTTCAACTGTAGGGGCGGGTTTCTTTTCTGGGGCTACTACGTCTACCTCTGTTTCCGCAGTTGTTGCAGTTGCCTTCTCAGCATCGCCAACCTCACCAGTGCCTTTAGTAATGGTTTGTTCATCATCTGTGGTAATCTTCTCTACATCTGTCTTAGTAGTTAAAGACTCAGGGTCATTTACCGCTGTAGATGTTATCTCTACATTAGAGGGCATCTCAGTAGTTTTAAAGGAAGTCTCTGCGCCTTGAAGGGACTCTTGAGCATTTCTCAATCTAGTCTCAGCCTCAGTAACCTTTGTTACTAAAGATGCATCTTCTGGGTTAGCTGCTTGAGCATCCCTAGCGGCCTGTAAAGCTTCTTGAGCATCAGCCACACGTTTCTGTGCGGCATCTAGTTTAGCTTGCCCACCCTCATTGAAACCTTTTACATACATACCATTATTAGCTTTAACTGGTTGAGGATTTAAAACACGCATAGCTTGCTCTGTTGCGTTACCTAGTTTAGCCTGATAAGCAGGATTAGATGCAATAACTCTACGCTGTTCATCACCTTGCATACCAGCTAACTCAGGCACAATCTTGCCTCTCTGCTCTGGTGTAAATCCTAAGAAACGTTTTGCCATCTATTTTTCCTTACTTGCCTACTTGTATCCATACGGCAGTAGCTATGAATGTCAGTACTGCAACTGTTCCTAATTGTACTAAAGTTTTCCAAATACTTTTCTTTGTGTCTCTCCAAGAGTCTAACAAACTACGTAGCTCTTTAATGTCAGTAGCTGCATCCATATCTGATAAACCTAAATCACACAAGGCTTGTCTAGCGCCCTTCTTAGCGGCTCTGTCAAGCATTTCTTCTAATTGTTCTGGAGAAATTTGGGTCACGTATTTATCTCATAATGATTAGCAATAATTGCTCCAGAACCACCCCTACCGGGCTGAACGTGAGTGCCCGGTTGATTTATAGAACCATTACCGCCCTGATTGCTTGAACCGCCTCCTCCGCAACCGTAACCATAACCATTCACGTTGCCTTGAAGACCTGTACCCCCTGCACAAGAAGCAACCGCACTTCCCGCTCTAATGCCGTTTACACCATTCCAACTACTAGGTTGAGTAACAAATGAAGCATTTAATATTTGCGTAGTGCCACTAGAAACAACAGTGTCAGATGCTTGACTCCCCTCTCCAAAGTTTGGAGATCCCCCTGTAGACGATGCCGCATCATCACTTCCAACATTTATAGCCTCTGATTGGCTTCCTGTATAGAGAGAACGAGAAAATTTCCCAGAAACATTTGCACTTGTAGAACTAGCACTTCCAGCTAACGCTGGAGAAGCACCACCCCATTGACTTGTTGTAGTCGTAGATGAATTGTCAGAAGTAGTGGTATAAGGAGCGGCGGCTGGGTTTGTATAAGAAACACCACCCTGACGGCCACCAAAACCTTTACCGCCACCCGCTGCAGTTACTGTTACAGTAACATTTCCGTTAGGAGAGAATGTAGTAGATCCACCATCCACCCCTGCTCTAGTTGAACCATCATCAGCAGCTAAACCTAAAGAAGCAGCAGGTCTAGAAGCAATAGAAACAGTAGCAGAAGTCATACCTGTTGCGGTAGAAGAAATTATAACTTTTGCACATCCTGCGCCACCGCCGCCAGAGCCTGCCTTTTCTCTACCGCTATCGCCATTACTACCCCCACCAGTACCCCCTGCTCCTATAACCCAAATATGATGTTCTACTGTTCCTGACTCACTAGGGGTAAAGGTAGTACCTGTAGTTTTAACTTGCGTATTACCTTTCTTTCTAAGTATACGATTTTTACTACGATAATTAGAAAAAGAGGTAGCCGCACCAGAAGTAGGTAAACTACTAGGTACAGGGTTAGTTCCCCCGTTAAGGTTACCATTAAGGGATACAGACCCTGTTTGCCCATAATAATCACGCAACTCACTCATAGATATTGAGCCAGAAGCGTGACCAAAGTTATCTATAGAGGTTATAGTCATTATGGATTACCAAATGCTGTTATATCATTTTCTACAGTAAGCGCACCTGAAGTACTGAGTTTAAATAAAGTATTAGTACCATACTTAATAACAAGGTTATTACTTGAATCTACCACAAACTTCCAGTCTGAAGCGCCATCCGTAAGTTTAAAGTTTCCTCCTGCACTTATGTCACCTACAGCGTGTATATCATTATCAGTAGGGGCGGTTGTATCACCAACACGTAATCCACCAAGTACACCTACGCCATCTGTCGTAAGTCTAAGCTCTTCACTAGGTGAGTTTCCTGTACCTACCCTAAAACCTACTTGGGATGCAGTGCTAAGATCAATAACACCCCTTTGAGCGCCAGTGCCTTGTAAGGCAATCCCTGTTTGAGTACCAAATGCTGCTCCAGAGGCATTTAAGTTCATCCTACCAGAAGTTGTTAAAGTAAGACTCTCATTGGTGGCGTTTCCACCTTGTACCACAAGACTGTCATTTGAACTAATTGTTTGACCACTACCACCATCAACATCGAATGTTAATTTTGTACTGCCACCATCTGCAAAATAAAAGCTACCGCTATTAGCGTCTAATGTTATATCAGTAGAGCTAGTCATACTTTGCCCAGTTAAATTAGCTTCTACAGTGCCTGCTACAAATGTTTCACTACCTATAGACCACTTATCCGACGATTCATCCCAGATAAAAGATTTATTAGTATCATCACCTCTCTCAACCTCAATACCTACATCTTGAGTACTAGTTGGTGTACCCGTTGCGTTAGAGTTTAAAAGTATTTTATTATCAGCTAAGTTAATAGTTTCAGAATTTACTGTGGTTGTTGTACCTGACACTGTTAAGTTGCCAGAAATTGTAGCATTATTAAATTCAACGTTATCACTTGTACCTACTGCCTGACCAATCGCAACCTGTCCATCAGTAATAGATACACCAGTTCCACCACTGAAATGCGATCTAGTATCTGTAGCACTTGGCCCAGTGTAAGTAATAGCACCTGTACTACTGTCGTAAGCTAGAGAACCGTCACCACCAGAGTCCGTAACAGAGACAGCATTTCTAACTCTAGTAGATGTGTAGTAAAGATTAGTGGAGCCTTCTGATAAATTATCCGTGTTGTGATTAGATAGACTTGAGACTGTACCCGTTAGTACAGCATCTGACCCATCAGTACCATTCTGAAGAACTATAGTTCCATCTGTAGCTACTACGTCACCCTTTACGTTACCTGTAAGTAATCCTGAGAAACCACCATTACCTGTTACTGTACCTGTAAAAGTAGAAGGGGGTGTTACAGTAAACGAACCATTATTAGCAGCATTGCTAAAAGATACGTTACCACCGACAGTTAGATCACTATCTAAGGTTGCAGCAAGTGTTACATCTAGAGTACCTTGAAAGTCAGCATTAGCGCCAGTAAATTGAAGGGCATCTGTAGTACCAGACTTAATTGTCATATTACCAGATACATTGTTTAGACTACCAAAGTCAACTCCTGCATCTTTTAAGAGAATGTTACCACCAGCGACATCTAAAGTCATATCCCCAGCGACATCCACAAGCAGATCACCTGATGAAACGTCTAACTCATTATCTGTAAGAGTCATATAGCCACTACTACCAGCTTTCAAAGTATCTCCATCAAGAGTATCCGCTGAAACAGTAGAACCAAATCTACCATTTTTAAACCTAGCGCTAGACGTTGAACCACCAAGATCTATAGTATTATCACCATTAGGTAAAACTTGAGTTGCATTTACTGTAATCTGACCTGCAGGGCCAACCTTTTCAATAGGCGCTCCTGAGTCAGAAGAACTAGGATCGTGGTTGTGACCAGATGAACCACTGAAAGCACTTTGAACAGCATTAAACTCAGCATTAAGGTCATCAGCGTCAATAACCTCATTGTTAGCTATCTGACCTGTAGTATCTTGTCTTGTATATCCTGCCATTTTAGTTTGTCCTTACTGTCTTTCGTTAGTTCTAAATTCTAACACTGCAGTGTCTAATTTAAACGTTGGATTAGTAGAGTTATCTTCGTACTTAAGTGAGACTGTCTTACCACTACCTAATGTAAAAGTTTCATAAACCCTATCAGCAAAACTGCCATAAGTAGATACACTGTATACTGAAGTAGGGGCACCATATAAAGCCGCTGTTCCTGAAGAACTCTGAAGTGTTGCTGTAGGCGGGTCAATAGTAGTACCCCTAGTTTGACCATCAAAGTCATACGACATATTCATATCTAGACTAAGTGTGGCAGTTGGCTCAACATAAGTTGTAACCCTGTAAAAAGTTTTTCGTACTTGAGGATCTTGAATAGGCATATAAGGGGATTCGTAAACACACCTTATGTTTTCAGAATCAAAACTAGAACCAAACTCCATCTTATAAAGATAACCAGAATCATTAGCAAAAACGACAGTTTCAGAGTTTCCTGTAATAAGGCTATCAGAAACGTTTACTTTCATACCCACTAGAGTTGCCCAAGCTATAGAGTCTGCACCTTGAGCAGAAAATTTTGTAGCAAGTAGCCCAGAGGATACGTCTGAGGGAGTGCTTGCGTTGTAAGCGAACACCCTATACTGAGCCTTCTCTCTTACAACCACAGAAGAAAAACTACTAGCGACCTTTAAAAAACTCTCTGTATCTTTCTTGATAGGGGCAGATGCAACAGCTAAAGCAAAGTCACCAATTCTATCAGTAGCAGATAGTAACCTAATACCATCAGAAGATAGGTACATAACATCCCCACCTACCTCTTGAATAGTCTCTTTAGATATACACCCAATACCTAAAGCTATAGGAGCTAATTGAAAATCAGCTTCACTATTCCCTACTAACTTGAATATAGAGGACTTAGTAAAGATTATAAGCTGATCTCTAAATACTTTAAGACCTTCTACATCAGAACCTACATTTATAACACCCGCACCACTAGCAGTACTAAAATTAGTCTCATCAAAAGGTACACTAAATACTACCTTATCATCACTAGCATAAAAAATATGATTCTTAAAGTTTTCTACATCAGAAGCCGTTGCAATGTCTGCAGAGTTAGAAGAAGATAGAAAAGTAAAAGTATTATCTGTATCATTATATACGGCGGGAAAGTTAACACCGTCTACTAATATAGTTTTCTTTTTACCACCAAAGACAACATCAACAAATCTAACCCTTTGTCCTAAAGAAGCAGCGGTTCCTTTTAAAGTCCACCCACTACCTTGACTTTCATAATACTTTGTAACACCACCATCAGCCCTAGCCGCTAGAACAAACCCCGGCCCTAAAACTTTTGAAAGAAGTACATCTCCTGACCCCGGTAAAACTGAGTTGGAAAACTTAGCAAAACCCTTTACTTTAGAGTACCCCCCACTTGTAGAGGGTTCAAGGTTCTGTAGAACAGCAGCTGAACCTACAGCGTTTACACCTTGTTGAAGAGGGCTTAGGTTTGAAATAAGACCCCCTCTAAACTCTATAGGAAATGTTTGATACTGTATAGCCATTAGTAATGTACTCTAGTGTCTCTTACATAGTTTGTTCTATTTATAAAAGTACTTCGTAGATGCTTTATACCCATAAGAAACTTTTGCTGTAAAGCATTCGCTGCTTGCATATCACCTTTAAACATAAACAAGTAGTACATAGCCCCATCTACAATAACGTGCCTAAAATACTCTGGTAAAGCAGGAACGTCTGTATTTTTAACTAAGTCTACAGGCAGTCTATAATACTCGTAAAAGATAGTGTAAGCCTTGTCTGGAGCAGGTACTAGTCCGTATTCCCTACTAGGAGTTTGAAACACATAACGGGGCATACCTTTTAACTCAGAGTTATACTCGTAATCTGCGTATTTGTCAAGGTATTCTTCGTATGAAATCAATTTTAATTTAACTGTTTCATTACCTAATGTAGTACTTCTAGCTATTCTAAAGCTATCCCAGTCAACAGTCTTAGCATCCCCGGGTGTGGAGTATCTAACAATGCTCTCTGTAAGTGTCTCTTCTTCCTCAGAGTGATTAAAAGGCCACTCATATTCGTGTTGATTTATAAAATTAATAGAAGAGTTAACAGAGTCTTTAATAGCAGAATAGTAACCAGTAACTGTATTAAAGTTATCTGTCGTAAGCTCTACCTCATTAGACCTTCTGTTTATGTCGTTAACTATGCCTAAAAAGTCGTATGCCATATCACTGTTCCCGCATTCTTATTTTGATAGATCTCTCTACAGTATTAGCTAAGTTGTTAGTTATACGACAGGTAAACTTGTAGTCAACATTGTTTAAACCAGCGCTAATGTATATTGTCGCAACTGTGTCTGTATTAGTCGTAGATGTGATAGTTATGTTGTTAAGAGTTTGCCCAGCCGTAATCTCTTGCATAACACCGTTAGCATCTCTAAGGAACCAAGCCACGCTTGATATTGTTTTATTACCTAGAAACCGTGACCAATCTACACTATAGTCAAGTGTTTCATCTGGGTCTTTGTTGGGCCACCTAAACGCCATTTTATAATCCTTTACTTAAGTAATGTAATGTAGACATACCTATCAAAAGGTGTTGTGTCTTTCTCTACAAACACTGTTCTGAGTTCTTCTACTATAACAACAGTTCTTTCTTTTGGTGTACTTGACATTAAGCAGCCCTCGACACATAAACAGTTCTTGCTCTATCGTAAGCATTCTTAAACTCTTCAAAGTTAAATCCATCTGTAGACAGTGTTATAGAACCCCTACTTAGGTTAACTAAAGGTAGAGTACTTAGTTGTACAGATACGTTTATTACACCTTTTACTTCATCAGACGCATTGAAAGAAGAGTTTGCAGAGGGTAAAGTTACACCAACGTTTATAGTTAGAGTACCTACTTGACAAGGACTTTCAAGCCTTCTTAGTATAGCTTGCTGTGATTCTACTCCACCAAAGCTAACAGCCGTACCAGCTTCTACACCTGTTAGAGTAGCTACATCATCTATACTGACAGATACTTGATTAAAGGAACTAGTAGATGTAACAGAGTCTACAGTAACTAAACCATTGCTAACTAGTGCAACAGAGTTAATACTTGCTGGGCTTGATACGCCGTTAATTAGTGTGCTAACTACTGCTTCAAGTGTATTAATCTCTGAACTAGAGCTTACACCAGTAATGGGTACACCGATAACTACTGGTGTAAGAGTAGCTTCAGTTTCAACTTTTTCAAGTAGTACCCCTAGTACAACGGGGTTAATCTCTGAACTAGAGCTTACACCAGTAATGGGTACACCGATTGATATTGGTGTAAGAGTAACTTCAGCTTCAACTTTTTCAAGTAATACCCCTAGTACAACGGGGTTAATCTCTGAACTAGTGCTTATGCTAGATAAGGTTGTTCCACCACCAGCATTAACTTGACCTACGGATACTTGAGAAGATACCGACAGTGAAGGTGGTATAATCTCATCAATGTCAACTACTAAATCAGAGATTTGTAATGCAGAGGTGACTGTCGGTAAAGTGGTAGATAGGTTAACTGATAAATCGTTTACTTGTTCACTTGATGATACACCATTTAAACTGACAGTAATAGCTGCATCGACATTTGTTTGAGATGTTTGAGATGCTGTGCTATTAAGTAATACAGAAGAAGAGACTGTCTTATCAACATTGTTTACTAAAGCTGTAAAGTCTTCAGAGGGTAGTGTTTTATTGCTTGAATGTACCTGAGTGACAGTTTTAAATAATGCTACACTAGATGCTGAACCAAGGGTTTTACTACTGCTAACTAAAGTTTCTTCTAAAGTCTGGGCTTGAGCAGAAGATGAAACTCCTGTAGGGAATGCTGTAACATTTGAGGTAACTAAAGTAGCAACTGCATTAGCACTGCCAGAAGTTGTAACTAGGTGAGATGAGTTGAAGGGAGAGTCAAAAACAAGTGTATCAGCTGCGGTTGCATTATTTGTGAAACTGTTAGTAGCTGCCCAAGTAGGTGTTGTTCTTTGATGGAGAACTCTACTCCGAACTGTATTGTAAGCAATGTCACCTATACTAAAATCAGTAATTTGTCCAGTAAATGCGTTACTACTGCCACTTGATCCGACAACAAACTCGTCTAAGAAAAACTGATAAGAATTAGTTTGATAAGACCCATAACTTATTGTCATTAATTGACTGTTAGAGGCTAGAAGACTGCCACTAGCAGAATAAATTTGTGCGTATACACGCTGACCACTATTAAAAATACGACCTCTATACCAAGTGTTAGGAGAAAAGGTGCCTGAGTTAGGTAAGTAGACACTAACACTAGCTGCAGCGTTTCTACCTAACTGGTTACCTAATCTTACGTAACCACCAATGCCATCAGTAGACTGAAGTATACCATAAGCCCTCTGGTATGACCAACCTGTTTTATTACCATCGGCCTGAAAGAAGTACTGTGTACCCCCACTGTAGTTAGATGCCACTTTAAAATAAAAATCAGCGCCAACACCCTGACTCTGATACTGTGTAGAGCTTGTGTATGTAACCCCAGCGGATGCAATACCTGAGTAGTATAAATTAGGTTTTACTGAGTCATCTAAATTAACCGTTGCATTAACAGGTACACCTACAAACGGTAAATCGTTAACATCGACAGAAGAGGATACTCCTGATAATGATACCTCGTCACTAACAAGTACAACTAAACCGTTTACAGTAGCAGAGCTAGAAACGTTTACTAAGCTCTTATTTGAAGATGCAACTAAAGATAAGTCTGATGCTGATAAACTTGAACTTAAAGAGGAAAGCGTTTCTGTAGATTCTGCAGAAGTCTGAACAGAAGAAGCACTTACTGCAGATGAAACGGAAGTTAGTGAAACTATTTCATCAGTTGTACCTACGAGGGAACCTACTTGAGAAGTAGAAGTAACCTGATTAATCTCTACACTAGAAGATACAACAGGAGAAGGGCTAGTAACGTTACCAGTTACTGATACAGCTACAAGATGTTCTGATGGGCCTATCTGTGGAGTTCTTACTTGACCTGTAGTAGATACAGATGTAACAGATTTATTAGAGCTTGTAGACGCACTAGGATCGTTTACTGACCCAGTTGCAGATACAGATGTAACAGCTTTATTAGAACTTGTAGACCCTGTAACAGTACCTAATTGACTTACAGTAGACACAGAGTCTAATGTAGTTGAAACTCCTACTACCCTATTTATCGTACCCAGTTGACCTGTGGTAGATGTAGAAGATAACGTTATATCTACTGTAGTAGAAAGAGATCCTTGTGTAACCTGAGAGGAGACATTTGAGATAGGCTTAGTAGAACTATTAACGCTCACTACATCGTTAACATCTGTTACACTTAAAACTGTAGTAATAGACTTAGTAGAACTATTAACACTCACTACATCGTTATGTATTACTTGGCTTGCTACACCAGACAAACTAATAGACGATGAGACTACTACAATCCCATCGTCTGATAGTGGTGCTGATGCGAGAGGACTAAAGCCTAGCATTTGTTAGCCTTCTAATGGGGCTGTTGGCACAGAAAAACTTGTAGTATATTTACATTCGTTAGTAATTCTTAAATCTTGAATGTAGCCAGTATAATTATAGATATAGCCATTGTTAGGACCAGATCCAATAACAACTCCAGAGGGATTTTTTAGAGTTAAACTGTTAGAAAAAGTTGTGCTTTGGACTGTTCCATTTATAAAATAACGAACAGTGTTGCTCGTTCTTGTAGTTGCTAAATGTACCCACTGATTAGTTGGTAGGGTTGCATTATTGGGTGTAGTTGTACCACCATCAATTTGCAATTGTGGATAATTGCCGCCACCAATATAAAATGCCCAATAACCATCGCCGTTAAAAGGTTGTAAATTATCTATGGATGCAACAATTGTCCTGTTTCCTGTTGTGGTAGAATAAAGCCAGCATTCGATGGTAAAATCGTCGCCTAAATCTTGTATTCCTTCAACTGTGGCTCTATCTCCAGTTCCATCAAAATACATAGACTTAGTGTTGCTAAACTTGGCCTGAGTGGTTGAGCCAGTAGTATTGCCAACCAGCTTTAAGTTAGAGACTTGAGACTTATCAATAATAGAAGCGTCTGTGCCTTTAATGTGTAATTCTGCGCCAGATGAGGATAGTGGAGCAGTAGGTGGAGTAAAATCTGCTGTATAATGAGCCGTTCCTATAGTAACTCTTACGTCACTTATATACCCATACATATCATCCGAAGAAGCATTATCTCCGTTTATACCTATAATAGGACGGGCTGAATGGCTTAGGTAATTGGCTGTTGATGCATAGGTTTGAGTTTGCACCTTACCATTAATATACATTTTTATTGTGCCAGAATCTCGCACTAATGAAATAAAAACCCAAGAATTTGCAGTTATTAAGTCGTTAGACGCAATTTTATTTGAGTTACCCGAAATAAAATACATTTTAGAGTCCGAGGATTCAAACTTTAACGTAACATAATCTCCGTTTGTAAATGGTCTAAAATCTATAAACATTCGGTCAGAAGTTGTATCAGTAATATACATCCAACCTTCTACAGTCCAATTGGCAGTTCCAAGGTTTGTGCCAGAGTTTCCTAATATATAATCCTGATTACCATCAAAATACACAGACCCACCGTGATCTGTTGCTGA